TGGCACAGCGAGCGGATTAAAAGTATTTGCAAAGGCTTAAGTTGGCATATAGGTATTGGCGGTAGATATGAGGCACTTATAGATAGTTCGGCAGGGGCAAAAACTTTGAGCAGTAATAAAAGCGTTGTGGAGTTGTTTTTTGATAAAGGAATAGCAGTAAATCCCCGAGTTAATAAGGATATTTTTATCGGAATAGCAAGTGTAAAAAGTTATTTAAGCGGTGATGGATTTGGCACAAAGTTATATATTTTTAATACTTGTACGGAGTTGATTAAAGAAATAAAGGGTTATTTTTGGGCAAGTGGTGATACTCCAGTTAAAAAGGATGACCACGCATTGGATGAATTACGGTATTACATAATGAATGGACCGAAAAATAGGAGTGTGTCGATAGTAAAAAGTGATATAGCGTTAGATAAAGAGAGGTTATTGGCAAAGCGGAGGGCAAGGAGCAAAATGAGAAATTTCGAATTTATTTAGAAATATTTAACGATAATTAAAATCTGTTGAATTGTAGAGAGATTCACTGAACACCTGCACTTATTGAAAAATGTGTATTTTTTATTAGGCTCGGACGGCAGAGTGCCGCCCCTACAATTCGGCGGTGTTTTATTTGCTGCTTATTTTTTCATTTTTGCTTTACTGTAGGGGCGGCACTCTGCCGTTCGAGCATTAGATAAAATATTATGGGAAAGGAGAATAAAATTCAAAATCAACAAATCGAAAATTTAGAACTTGACCAAAACGCAAAATTAAACGAGGCTCTTCTAAAACGGGCGATGGGATATTGGGTGGTGGACGAGGTGGAGGAGTTTGTTTACGATTACACAAAAAACGAAAACGGGGAGGTGGTGGGTTTTATTGAGGGTAATAAACGAATTGTAAAGAGTAAAACAACAAAGCATTTTGTTCCGCCCGATTTGTCGGCAATCAAAATGTTGTTAGAGCAACAAAAAGACGACGGAGCGGATATGACCGAAGAGCAGTTAGTGGCAGAGCGGGATAGGTTGATTGGGATGTTGATTTCGATGAAGAAAGAGGAATAGTTAATTAAAATTACAAATGTTGATTTATTTAATTAAGAAATCGTAGGGATGACCATTGGTCGTCCGTAATAATAACTATAGCAAGGTAATTAATTACAGTCGAATAGTATGGGCGGTTATCAACCGCCCGAGCATTATAAAAAGAAGTTCATTTTTTTATAAGGTGCGGGCGTTCATTGAACGCCCCTACGATTAGCGGATTATATTACAAAACTTTGTTTATAAAGTGTGGGCGACGAAGTGTCGCCCTTACAGTTGAGTGGTTTTTGACAGTAAAAGAAATAAATCAATAATTTTCAATTCTCCACTCTCAATTCTCAATTATAAGAAAAGGAATAAAATTTATGATAAGTAAAGTAAAAAGTAAAAGAATTAAAGTAGAAAGAGATAGATTAAAGACGGCGGTAGATGCTGTGATGGCAAATTCTCGTTTAGGACAAGCGAATGAGATCATAGGGACAGATGAAGTTGACTATACGCAAATTGAATTAACAGAGGAGTTTATCGAGGAAAAGGTAAACGAGGTTAAGAGAGATTTTGAAAAGCGGTGTATGGAAAGGCGAGGATTAGAAGCACAATGGCAAGTAAATTCTAATTTCGTACTTGGCAATCAGTTTTGTTCTATTATGCCAAACAGTGGTGTTGAGGACATAGACAGAGAGTTTTTTTGGCAAGAGCGAGAGGCGTTTAATCATATTGCTCCGATTTTTGAAACTAGATTAGCGAAACTTGGTAGAGTGCGTCCAAAGATGTCGGTTCGTCCCTCTAGTGACGACGAGAATGATATTAGAACCGCTAAAACGGCATCTAAAATCCTTTCAAGTGTAGGTAGTACGCTGGAATTAGATAGAATTGTGCAGTCGGCTACTATGTGGAGCGAGCTGTGCGGTAGTAGTTTTTATAAGCTGTCTTGGGATAATTTGGCAGGTAAGAATATTGGCAGTGTGGCAGGCAGAAATATTTTTGAGGGCGAGATTAGGGTTGATGTTTGTCCGCCGTTCGAGGTTTATCCGTCTAGTCTTATGGTGGATGATTTAGATAAATTAGAAAGTATTATTCACGCTAAAGCTGTGCCTATGGAGCAAGTAGCTAGGATTTACGGAGTTGAAGTAGAGGAAGGCGAAGATGTGTCGGTTTTTGGATTGAGTAGTTTTAGTAGTGGCGGGCTTAGTTTGCGTGGTACTGTAAATGGAATTAGTCGCACGAAAGCCGATGGGCATTGTTTGGTTATAGAAAGGTATACCCGTCCGACCCCATTAAATCCTAACGGCGAGCTGTGTATTATCGCTGGCAATAAGCTGTTATATTTGGGTGAGTTGCCGTATCTCAACGGCATTCATGGAACTCCTGATTTTCCGTTTATAAAGCAGGATTGTATTAAGCGTGCCGGCAGTTTTTTTGGCACGAGTGTGATTGAAAGATTGATCCCGATTCAAAGGGCTTATAATGCCGTTAAAAATCGCAAGCATGAGTTTCTTAATCGTATTTCTATGGGGATTTTAGCGGTAGAGGACGGGAGCGTTGATGTTAACAATCTCGAGATGGAAGGACTGGCTCCCGGTAAAATTTTAGTGTATCGTCAAGGCGGAGCAGTGCCGAGATTACTTGAAACGGGGCGAGTGCCTATAGATTTTACTCAAGAAGAGGATAGGCTTTTTAATGAGTTTATGTCTATAAGCGGTGTGAGTGAGATTATGCGAACCTCTATGCCTATGACAAATTTATCGGGTGTTGCGATACAATTACTTATCGAGCAAGATGATACTAGATTGAGTATCACTGCCGAGCATATTAGATTTGCGATACGCAATATTGGAAGGCAGGTTTTAAGGCTTTATAAGCAGTTTGCGGGCAGTGGCAGATTAAGTCGTGTTGTGGGCGATAGCGGAGAAGTAGAATTGCTTTATTGGAATAAAAGCGATATTACTTGCGACGATGTTGTTATGGAAACTCAAAATGAGATTTCGAGTACGCCTGCTGTAAGGCAAAGTATGATGTTTGATTTAATCAGAATGGGACTTCTTAGCGATGAAGACGGCAAAATCAGTGATGCGAGTAGATATAAAATTTTGGATACGCTAGGCTATGGCGGTTGGGAATTTTTGCGAGACTTAGAAAGTCTTAATATCAATAAAGCGGCTAAAGAAAACTTGGAGTTTTATAAGTTAGACACAATAGAGGTTAGCGAAATAGATAGGCACGATTTGCATATAATCGAGCATACAAAATTTGGTTTAACAGCGGAGTTTGATAGGCTTGTTAGTAAAAAACCCGAAATTAAAGAGCGTTTATTACAGCATATAAGACAGCATAAAAAATTTGATAAGCTATCGGCAGTAGCAGAGGGAGAAGTGGTAATTTAATAAAAAACTCATTATGAAAATTATAAAATCACAAATTGATAATCAAAATGGCGATAATGCTTTATTGAGCACCGCTGAAACAATGCACAATGAAAGTGAGGTCGAATCAAGTGAGAGTTTACTAGAAAATAATGTTTTGGCTGTGGTTGCAAAAGAAATAGATGGTAATGCAAAAAACATAAAAAATTTTAGTGAGGACGAAAAAATAGAGACGAACACCGCTCAATCTCAAATTTCAAATCAAAAATTACAAGAACATCAAACACAAAAATTCGGGAAATTCCAAAATGCTAATGCACTTTATAGTGCTTACAAGTCGCTTGAATCCGAGTTTACAAAACGCAATCAGGAAAATTCTAATCTAAAAAAGTCGACTTTAGAATTAGAAGAAACTATTGATAAGCTAACCGTTAAACTTAATAACATTTTAGACGATGAGGAATTTATAGCTAAAGCGACTTTAACTCCGAGTATATCAGAGCAAGTAATAAAAAGCTACCTAAACTCAAAAGCGAGCGAAAATGTAACAGTAATTCCTGTTTTAACCTCTAAAATGGGACAAGCGGTAGTAGCAAGAACAACAAAGCCAAAAACGCTAGAAGAAGCGAAAGTGCTAGCAACGGTTTTATTGGGTAGAGGATAATGTGCGTAGCATAAACAATGAGAAATTAGAAATGAGGTAAATGAGAAATTATTGTATTTATTCATATAAAAAAATTAACAAGAAATTAAGAATTGCTCACTGTATGGGCGATTAGTAATTGCCCATACTTTATGAAAAAGTTTATTTTTTTCTAAGGTTCTGGCGACAGAATGTCGCCCCTACAGTAAAGAGGCTCTTAATTTCTTGTTAATTATTTGTTTTACATCAAATTTAACACAATAATTTCTCATTCCTCATTTCTAATTTCTCATTGTTCACAAAAAAACAAAATCAAAAAACATAACCAAAAGGAGAAATAACACAACATGGTAACATTACAATCGGCAGAAAATGCCTTAAAATCCGTATATTTAAGTGCGGTAACAGAATTACTTAATACAAATGTCAACCCACTACTAACAAAAATCGAGCAAACAGCTAGTGATGTGTGGGGTAAAGAAATTAGAAAAGCCGTATCTTACGGTATAAACGGCGGTATTGGAGCAGGGGACGAGGATAGCCAGCTTCCTCAAGCACACGGTAACAACTATCTTCAATTTGTTACTAGCTTAAAAAACCTTTACGGTCAGATAGAGATAACAGATAAAGCAATTCAAGCAAGCGATGGCGCTAAGGGGTCTTTTGTAGATTTATTAAATGCTGAGTTGCAAGGCTTATTAAATGCCAGTAGATTTAATTTAGGCCGTATGCTTTACGGCGACGGCAACGGCAGTTTAGGTAGCATTAGAGCGTCAACAGACGGCGGAGCTACTCACGAGGTTGGCAGTCCTCATATGCTTATAGAGGGGTTAGTTGTAGATGTAGTAAACGCATCTGGTGTTGTTATTGGTGCCGGTAACCGCATTAGACATGTCGATAGAGATAACAATCGAATCAGCTTTGAGCGTCCCTATAGCGGTACAACTATATCAATTGCTGGTGCAGTTATGCATGTTCAAGGCTCTAGGGGTAAAGAAATCACGGGGATAGGTTCATTGTTTAATAACGACCCTCTTTACGGTATAGACAGAGCAACTCATCCGTTTTTGCGTCCGCATTCCAAAAATGTAAACGGTCAAATAAGTGAGATTTTAATGCAAGAAACTATCGACAGGTTAGAAAACACTGCCGGCAGTACGGTTGATTTTATAGCGTGCTCGGCGGATGTTAAGTATGCTTATCAAGAATATATGGCACAGTTTAAGCGAAACATCGATATTTTAGAGCTTGAGGGTGGTTTTAAGACGCTAAGTTATAACGGTATTCCTCTTGTATTTGATAGGTTTATCGGTAACGGTACAATGTTTATGCTAAACACAAAAGCTTTTAAGTTGCATCAATTATGCGACTGGCGATACTTAGAGAACGAAAACGGTAGGATTTTAAGACAAATGCAAGGCAAGCCAGTTTATACCGCAACGCTTGTAAAGTATTGCGATTTAATATGTGATAAGCCTAACGGACAAGCTAGGTTGACGGGAATTAGGAGATAAATTCAATGAGAAATTAGAAATGAGGCAAATGAGAAATGATTGTTTTATAACAAAAAATATCACTATCCTAGTTATTGTTTTTTATATAAATAAGTCCGAAATTTCTCATTTGCCTCATTTCTCATTCTTAATAAACTATGCTACTTACACATCAAATCATAACAGGCGACTTATATGATATTAGCAGTCGTATAAAAGAGATAGACAGCAGTTATTTTATTGCTAGAAATAATAAGACTAAAAAAATTGAGGTTCACGCTGATAATAAACAAGGCAGTAGTCTGTGTTTGGTATTGCCTTTTGATAGGTTAGACAACAGAACTTTAGTCCATACAAGGCGTACTCGGGTAGAGCGGGCAAAGCAGTTATTAGCCGAAGCAGAAAAAGAAAATGTTAGGCTGGAAAAGCAAGAAGCGGAGAGGATTTTGAAAAAAGTAATGTTCAACGCTCAATAAAACAACGCTCAATAAAACAACGCACAATAAAATAGTGGAGGACAATATCGCTTTTAAGTTTAATTGCAATAAGTGTAAATCAATAATTGTGCGTTGAAAAAGAAAATTATGACAATATTAAACATAGTAGAATTATCGGCGGAGATGTTGACGCTAGAGAGAATTGTGGAGGCAATAAAAAATCCGCAAGAAGTAAGTTTATTATCACACGAGCAAAGAGAATTTGATATTTTGGTGCAAAGTGCTAGAACTGTTATAGATGAGATTGGCAGAGAATATGCTCCGCTTACTAAAATAAGTAGGATAAATGTGTCTAACAGAGGAATAATTCCATTTAGTGCTTTTCCCTTGCCTGTACTAGAGGTTAGAAGGGTAAGTAACGGTATAACCTCTATGCGATTTACCCAAAGCCTAGACGGTATAGTTGTGGATACGCCTTTTGGAGCAGAGCTAGATATTACCTATACTTATGCACCTCAACCTGCCTGCAATACAACACCATTAGAGTGGGAAAACGGAAGAATAGGATTGCGTCTTATTGCCTTTGGAACAGTGGCGGAGTATTGCATTAGGTTAGGTATGATAGACGAAGCGGTGCTGTGGGATAGGCGGTATAAAGATGCATTACTTGCTATGGCTAGACCGCTTAGAGAAAAAAGAGTACGGCAAAGGAGATTTAAATAATAGTGCTTAGTCCATAGTTCATAGTGCTTAGTTAAGGATTTATTAGCAGATATTACAAGCATAATTTTGGTGAGATAAATAAGTCAACAACTAAGCCCTATGCTCTATGCACTAAGCACTAGATAGAACTATGCAAAAATACATACACGCTCCAATTAAACCAAGAACGAGAGCGAAAATACAAAACTTTGGTCAAGGTATGAATGTCTCTATAGATAAAGCGATTTTGCCGATTGGCACGGCTAGCGAGGTTTTTAACTTTGATTTTTCTACTGGAGCATTAACCGAAGGTTATGGGCTAGAAAGCGTTTCTTATATAAACCGTCCCATTAGTGAAATTTGGACTTTTAGAAGGTTTAATTTTGATACTAATTTGGACGAAGAAATTTTAATGTACCGTACTCCTTTAGGCGAAATTTTTTATAACAAAAACGGCATAGAAACATCGCTTGGCATTACAATATCAGGCACTGTTAGAACTGTTAACTATAGGCTATACGGCGATGATGTGATATTACTAACAAGCTCAACCGACCCGATGTGGGTATGGGATGGAGTTAATATCCCATATAGTGTGCCAAATGCACCAAAAATCACCTCGCTTACAATTCATTTTGAGAGGATGTTTGCTACAACTATAGGCGAGAGTAATGCCGTTTATTTCTCTAGAGATTTAGACCCGACTAATTGGGATTTGTCGCTAGACCGTGGCGGATTTATTCAAGTTTTGGATGAGAGAGGTAAGCTAAACAGAGTATTTAGTTATCAAAATTTCGTATATATTTTGCGAGATTTTGGGATAAGTAGGTTAAGTGCATTTGCCGATCAAACAGATTTTTCGGTAAGCAATTTATTTGTTAGTAGCGGTAGAATTTTTTCCGATTCTGCAAGTCTTTGCGGAGATAGAATTATTTTTTTAGCTAGCGACGGGCTTTATCAGTTTGATGGAATTTCTACAAGTCGAATTATGCAACGCTTAGATGGGGTTATGAAACCTAGCAAAAACTCATCATCAGCATTTTTTAACGGGCGATATTATTTGTCGTTTAGAATGAGTAATAGAAAAGCTGGCGAGGATAACGAGAACAACAACGCATTATTGGTTTACGAAATTCAAACGGGATTATTTAGCATACTAAAGGATGTGTGCATTAAGAGTTTTAATGTTTGCGGAGATAAATTATACGGAGTTACGGGCGAAGGAACAGCTTGCTATATTACAAAATGCGGAGAAATTTTTGGCGAAGCAACTGTTAAATCATGGGTAAGTGGCGATATGGATTTTGGCACAGAAAACATCAAACGTATTAGAGAGATTTTTTTAACTACCGATTATCCTATTAGCGTTAGTATAATTTCTGAAAGGGGTAAAAAAGAATTTTGCGTAACTCCAAACCCCGGTGGCAACCGCATAAGAGTAAATTTAAGTGGCAGAAAAATTACGATTGGTATAAGGGCGGAGACAAGCAAGGTGAGAGTGAATAGACCAACGGTAGTGTTTACAAGTTAATGAGAAATTAGAAATGAGGCGAATGAGAAATTTAGGACTAGTTAAATAAAAATAAAACGGTAATTATAATTAAATAATAAAAACAGAAATCCTTAATTCTTTATTAAATAAGTCAACAATTTCTCATTCGCCTCATTTCTAATTTCTCATTTTCATTGATAATATAAACAAAAGGAAATAAATTCAAAATGGATTTAAATAGAAAAGCATTAAAGCGTTTAGACGAATTGGAGAATACTGTTAGTAGCCGTAGAGAACAAAGGGTTAGAAATGTGGGGTTTAGCATACATCCTAGCTTTCCGCTTAGAAGTGGAAACCCATACACTACAACTACGGCTAGCGGTTTGGGTAGTCTTAGTTTAATGATTAGATTAACCGCTAGAGTAACTCAAATCGGCAGGGTGGCTATAAGAGTTAGTGGCGAGTTAATCAACTTTACCGACTTTGAAACTCTGGGTATTTCCGAAAGGGTGATAATGCTACAAATAAGAGTTAGTAATGCTAGCTCTATCACATTAGAGGCTCAAAATGGTTTTGTGGGGCTATTAGAGGCTGTACAAATGGTACTTATTGGCGATAGAGCTAATTTATCTGGAGTAAGGCGAGATTTCGGAGCAGATATTTCGGGCAATATTATTGGTATTTTATCAGGTCAAAATGACCAATTATTTATTTATAGCTCACCAGTTAGTAATTTGCAAAATTTTACAACCCGCACAGTCGGCACAGGCAGGATTGCCGATATTGTAGCTGATAAAATGGGCGGATTTTTTGTGGCATTTAGAGATAATAGCAATAATTTTTGGTTAAATCACAGTATGATAGGTGGGTCAAGCAGAGCCATTAGGTTAGGCGGACAAGCGATAGAAAGCGTTGCGATAACAATAGTAGGAAATATGGTATATGTATATTATGTTTTGAATAATAGAATTTACAGTATTGCAGTTAGTCAAAATTTTTCACAAGTGAGTAGCCCTATAGAATTAGCGAATGAGCGTGCCGACAGTGTTTGGTTTGTGAAAAATGCGAGCAATCCTATGTTGCTGTTCAGTCGAAACGGCAAAGTATTTGGTAGATTTAGTGTGGATAGTAGCAATACAGCAAGTGCAAGTTTTGGTGTAGATATTAGTATAGGAGCAAGCGTAGAGGGTATTTAATTATAGTTGTATGATTAAAAACCGCTTGTTTTTTCTAAAACTTTACAAAACTTGTTCTATCTGGATTGCTTCGTCGATTAACATAATACAATAAAATAGAGAACAACTCCCTCCTTCGGAGTAGGAAGCGCAACGACGGTAAAATATATTCGTATCGGTTAATATTTTGCCGTCGTTGCGAGGAGTAGCTTAAGATGTTGAAAGAACAAGATAATCGACGAAGCAATCCAGATACGAAAAGTTCGTAAATTTTCAGAAAGAAAAGTTTAAGGTACGGACGACATTCTGTCGTCCGCACCTTAAAAAAAGTAAACTTAAAAAAACATAATATGCAAAATAAAATAAACTTATCAACCTCACTACAAATAAAATCGGTAACCGAAACATTATCTACACTAACTAACAGTACACCCATAAATGTTGCTACAGCATTACAAACACCTCTACCCTATGCCAGCCAAATAATAATCACAACAGCTACAATTCAAAGATCTTATCCACTGTCACTAATTGTTATAAACGACAATATAACACGAGGCAACTTATTCGCTACATATTCCGTAAAGCTAGATAAAGACGAATTAGTAGAGGAGCAAATAGTACAAATTGCTCTATCAAATAACGGCACAAATGTTATCTCTACATTTTTTGTCAACCTAACTAAAACAGCTGAGGAATTGTATATATCTATAACAGTTTCGCTTATTACTAACTTAAACTTTATAGCGTTAAGCGGAGGTTCACAAAATTTTTTAGTGCGTGCATTGCTTGGAGAGTCGGCATTTATTCCTAGTGAATATTCACTGCGATGGGGCACTAGCTTAATAGACGGCGAGGTTGCTTTAACTCCAACAGCTAATCAGTCCGATAATCAAATTCCTGTTAGTATAAATTTTATAGCTAACTCAATTCAATTTACTGCAACAGTTCCGCCCTTTACCCTTGATGCTGTTTTATTGGCACGAGGGCAACCCGCTTTAAGAATTGCACTTCATACTATGGCAAATCATATTTTTGTCGGACAAGTGGTAGCAAATTTAGAGCAGGTTGTAGTTAGTCAAAGTGCTACAATCGAAACGGTTACAAATTTAACGCAAGGCAGTACAAGTCATATGGCTCGCCAAGCCGAGATTTTAGAAATTCCGTCTGGCTTTACACAACTAACAGAGTCATTGGCAATGGAATTTAATGAGGATTTTACCCTTCACCACGACCCTTCTTGCCGTAGCGTAGCATTTGTAGGATTAAGAGAGTTACACTTTATAGGTATGAGAAATGGTATTCCGCAAGTGTTAGCTAGATTAGACAGAAGGGGAGCGGAAGTGTTTTTGCCGTATCATAACACAGTTGTGTTTGTTTATCCGACTTATGCATCAATTTATCATTATACTCACGAAAATGGATTATCGCTTACCACTAAAATTAACTTTACTAACCAAACCGAAGGCAGATGTATGGTGGCAAAACAAGGCGAGCATTTTTTGATTATTCGTGAGGTTTTAGGCTGTGAATTTTGGGAGCGTGGAGTTATTATAGGCAATGCTTATATCGTTCAGGAAATGCAAAGAGTTACCGGCAACGAGATTTATTTTAGAAATCGTTATTTTTTGGGTGTAATTACAGGCGATAAACAGGCTTTTAGCTTTGGAATAAACGGCTTAGATTTAACTACTACTAATAACCTGCAAAGGTTTATAAATCAAAACGACAGTGTTGAATTTCGTAGCCTAAACGACGGTTTAGTATTTGCAACAGTAACAAATTCTAACATAAGACAAAATCTTATCTACAGTATGTTTTCCGATAGACTAATGCTTGGCCTAGCCGATACCACTACGGTTATGCTACGGGGTGATTACATAACGGTGATTTTAGAAAATGGCACAAGGCAATTAAGATATTTTAGACGAGATACAATGACTTTATGGAATTTTGCTGTTGCTGATATGCCAAATATTATTGAAGCTGTTAGGCTAGATAAGTTTTTATTAACCCGAAAAGCCGATGGCAGCTTAGATGCTTATGCTATAACACCTCAAGCTACCGCAATTTATCATCCGAATTTGCAACCAAATCTTACAACAAACTTTATAGCTAGAGGACTTTTTGGAGTTGATGAGCTGGGGAATAGACGGATTAAATTGAATATTGAATAATATACGATATTCAATGCAACAACGCTCAACGCACAATTGTTGATTTATTAAGTAATAAGTCCTTTAATTGAGCGTTGAACATTGTTTCATTGAGCATTGTAAATACGAATAATCATCATAAGGAGGAAAACCCAATAATGTGGGAAGAAATTTTATTTACGCTTATAAGTAACGGCTTATGGGCAGTGTTGTCTTGCTGTTTACTTGGCTATTTGCTAAAGGATAGCAAAAAACGAGAAGCGAAATTTACCGATATTATAGAAGATTTAGCTGAAAGATTAAAAATCATCAATCAGATACAAAGTGATGTAAAAAGTTTAACGGGCAAAGTTGATGTCTTAACAGTAAAAAATTCAGTTGAACGAGCTATTCGCTCAAATAATAGTGACAATGTTAGACAAAAAAGACATTACAAAAAAGCAGTGGTAGTAGGAGAGGATTAAAGTATGGCACTAAATTTTGAACGAAACGCAAGGCTAATTGGCGACGGCAGAATCAGCGGAGCAGTTGAGAGAAACGGCGAAATTCATTTTTTTCTCGATACCGACGGTGCAATTATGCGTAGAACTATGCCCGTCGGTGCTAGAGCCACCACGCAAGAACAATTTGTATCCTTTGCCAACGAATACACCGAAGTAGCTAATGCCAGCGTTAGTTTGTTTGGACAAGAAATAATATTACAATGA